GGTCAGAGCACTGCTTGGAAAGATGATATGAGAGATCATCCTAATTCTGAATGGACAAGAAAAGATTTAAAAAGACACCTCTATAGGGCAGTTGCTAATGTATACATTTTGGAAGGTATTAGATTTTATGTTAGTTTCGCTTGTAGTTTTGCTTTTGGTGAGCTTAAGTTACTTGAAGGTTCTGCTAAGATCATATCATTGATAGCAAGAGATGAGTCACAGCACATGGCTGTAACAAATAATATACTAAACAAGTGGAATGAGGGTGATGATCCAGAAATGGTAGAGATTGCTAAGGAAGAAGAGGAGAATATCTATCAAATGTTTAGAGAATGTGTTCAAGAAGAGAAAGAGTGGGCAGAGTATTTGTTTAAGGATGGTAGCATAATTGGACTTAATGATGTATTATTACAGAAGTATGTTGAGTGGACTGCTAACCGTAGACTAAAGTCTATGGGACTGAAACCTATATACGATACACCGCTAGCCAATAATCCACTGCCTTGGACTGCACACTGGTTAACCTCTAAGGGGTTACAAGTAGCACCACAAGAAACAGAGGTTGAGAGCTACATGATAGGCAGTATTAAACAAGATGTTAAAAAAGATACTTTCGCTGATTTCAAATTATGACTCACAGTACAGAACCAGAACCACGAGACGAGTCGTGGAGAGAAGAGTACCTAGGTATGAAAGCTCACGGCAAACTGAACACAGAATTGCTGATGAATGGACCGAAGAGTCTCTCTCAGAGTTGGTTGATGATGGCGATGCACAACGACTGGAAGAAGAAGAAAGGCATCAAAGACCCAGAACCACCCAACGTGCAGTCGAGCATGAAGGAGTTCTTCCAGAGGAACAAAGACCAAGGAATTTAATACCCGATCCGTGGGAAAATCATTATGACGATCAAATTGAGAAAAGAGAGGGTTGAAAACCTCAATAATTATGGCGAGAAATATGACCTAATATACATCGATCCTCCCTTCGGTCTCGATAGGGAGTTCTTCATGTTTGAACAAGACAAGAAGGTCTCCTTTGATGATAAATGGGAGTCAACTGATGCTTATATTGAGTGGTATGCTACTGTAATACAGGACTGTTATGCAGCACTAAAACCAAACGGTTGGTTGTACTGCCACAATAATTTTGATAGCAATGCACTGGTACTAGGTGACCTTACTAAAGAGGTTAGAGGTAAGTTTTACACCAATATCTCGTGGAAGAGATCAGGTCCAAAGAATAACATCAAGAAGGGATGGGGCAACATCGTTGATTCTATCATGACTTTCCGTAAAGGTGACCCATATTTTGATGTACAGTACCAACCACTAGATCCTACCTATGAAGCTAACTCATTTAAGAATAAGGATGAGAAAGGTTTCTATGCACTAGGCAAACTGACTGGTGAGAAGTCAAGACCAGGTCATAATTATCAGTATAAGATGTACGATCCTGAGTATGGGTGGAGATTTGACTTTGATAAGACTAAAGAACTTGATGCTCAAGGTTTGATTCATTATGGTAACAACCTACCATACAAAAAGATCTATCTATCTGAGTCTAAGGGGTCTCCTATTCAGAATTTTTGGGATGATATACATTTCATCTCTAGATCAGAGAAGAATAAGCGTAAGTATCCTACCCAGAAACCCGTAAAGTTATTGGAGAGGATCATCAAGTCATCATGTCCTAAAGATGGGACAGTTTTTGACCCTTTTTGTGGGTCTGGAACCACTGCTGTAGCAGCGTTTAATCTTGATCGTGACTGTACTGTCTGTGATGTTAGTGATGATGCTCTGAAGATAGCACAAGCTGCATTAGTCGAGTGTGGTGCTCATACAGAGGAGAGATTGGTGGGATAAATATGAATAGGAATAAAATAATGAAATGGTTGAAGAGGGAGTTTATGAAAACCCCTGGCTATATGAGGGTAAACCTTTTACTTCTGACGACATTGGCGACTTCTTCGGTTTTGTCTACAGGATTACTAATATCCAGAACGGTAAACAATACATCGGACGCAAATACTTCTGGTCAAAACGCAAGCCTAGAGGTGGTAAGAGAAGGGTTACGTCTGAGAGTGACTGGAAGAAATACTACGGAAGCTCTGATGAACTTAAAGGAGATAGAAAGTTACTTGGAAACGCAGCGTTTAAAAGAGAGATCTTATCAACCCATCTTACAAAAGGTAAAGTAAACTATGAGGAAACAAAACAATTGTTTCTTAACAATGTCTTGCAAGAGACTTTAGATGATGGAATACCAGCATACTACAACAGTAACATACTAGGACGCTACTACAGAAAGGATTATGCCTAAAATTGACGCACGATTTGTCTACAAAAAGACCCCAATCTTTACTACTGTGATTGATGGTCATGATGAAATGAATCAACATGTAAAATATCACATACTCGAAATGAAAAAGCAACACCCTGAAGGTGTTGAAAGTAATGTTAGAGCATGGAGAAGTCATTGGTTTACTCATAAGGTAACAAAAGTATTTGAACCTGTAGTAAACCTGATGGAGTCAGCTTGTGATTATGTTGCTGATAATTATTACAACGAACCTGATGCTAAGTTTGAAACTTTTAATTTTTGGGTGATGGATTATGCAGATGGTGATAAAACTTTAGAACATAATCACTTCCCTTCTGATTTTTCAACTGTTTATTATGTTGATGTTGATAAGGGATGTGCACCTTTAATCATTGAGGGTGAGACAATACAACCTGAGAATGGTTTGTTGGTTGTATTTCCTGCAACCTTAGACCATAAAGTACCACCAAATAAAGGTAGAAGGATGGCTGCTTCTGGTAATTTTATTAAAAAAGCAGTTGATATATATCAGCCACCCCCATCAGGACAGGGACCAGGCGATAAATTTAAAGGTAAAGGATTTAAAAGCCTAACAGATAAGGGTGATTATTATAACCGTATGTAAATGCCTCAAGTTTCACTACAGTATGTCCAAAAAGATATTCCTATTTTTACAACTGTCTTAGATGGTTATAGGGAATTGAATTCTAAGTTATTGAGAGGGGTTCATAAATGGAGACAAGATAATCCTGAAGGATTAGATGATCCACTCCTCTCTGCTTGGAGAAGTGACTGGCTTACTCATAAAAAAACAGATATTTTTGATGAATTGATAGGAATAATGGAGACTGCTTGTACTTCTTTCTCTCAAAATTACTATCAAAAACCAGTAAATTATATTACTTATAATTTTTGGATAGCTCAGTATGAAAGTGGTGATAAGATTGATAAACATAATCATTTTCCATCAGATTTTTCATGTGTTTATTACATAGATATTGATGATGATGCTGCTCCATTAATTATTGAGGATAAAGTAAAGATACCAGTACAAGAAGGGTTATTAGTAATGTTTCCTTCTACTGTTACACACTCAGTTCCACCTACTACTGGTAAAAGAACATGTGTTTCTGCTAATTTTATGAAGCAGGCTAGTATGAATAACCCAACCCACAACCAATTTGTAAAGACATGATTAATCTCGATGAAAAGTTCCAATCTTATATTGGATCAGGAACAAAACGATTCCGAATTGATGGTGTTGATGAAAGCCTTAAGGGGTATGGATACCATTGTGATGGAAACGACATCATTGGATACTGGGTTAATACCACAAACTATAAATTGTACTATAATCTTAATGAACAATTCCTACGTATGGAAGCTTTAAACGGTTAAATATAGTAACTACCAAAATACTTTATGCTATCAACACAATATCGTTTGAGATTAGCAGCAATATGCAAAGACATAGCTGCTGGAGTTGAAGTAAGTCTAGATGATATGATCTGGGCAAATAAATTGTCGAAAGCAAATACCGCAGCTAGAGGTATGTTAAACACTGCACGAAAGATGGCGATGGATCCAACGGATTCTTTTCTGAATGAGTTGAATTTAGGAGACCCCGACTCAACTCAACACATTAGGGGTTTCCAATCACCTGAAGATGTGGTAGAATGGTTCCATCAAGAACGATCTGAC